TTACACCTGTTAACATTTCTATTTTGTCAAATTTATCTCTAGTCCAATCTATTATTTCATGTCTAATTTTTCTATAAAGATACTCTTTGATTTTAAAAGCACTATAATTAATATTTAACTTTATTTCCATATCTAATTTATCTATTTGAGGACGTAGTCCTGGTGAATACTCCTTAATATTTCTGAACGCATTACGTATCAATTTGAACATATTTATAATTTATTATAAATCTTCGGAACGATCCGATTTAATAGCATGTCCAACCCAATTTAGTTAGTAAACTTAAAGGTACAATACCTAAACAAGTTCTTCCTGCTTTATCAAGATAATATATTTTAGGATCTTTCGAAAAGATTTCTTTAAGATTAAATCCTAAATTCCTCATTATTTTACAGAAAATGCTATGACCTCCTATAATTTGATAAAGAACTGAGGCTAACCTTAACAATCTAACCGAAACACCTTTTTCAACATATATAAACTGTTCAGGGTATGCTATTCTTGATATCCACCAGACATCTTCTTGCCATGGTTGAAAATAATTATTCCAATAGAATCCTAAATATAATATAGGCATTGTTTCAATCCTTGGATTACATATAGTACTCTTACTTGAACTAATCATTAAACCCATGCTTGCAAAATCTGATATGATATTAGGAATATTCTCTTCATCTACTAAAAAGATTGAATCGTCGCCAACTACTGCAAATTCATCCTCAGTAGGTAACCTACCTTCATATCTTAAAAAGATATAATTTATTGCAGTCACCACACAAAAGGTGTTTAAATACGTTGTTAATTTTGAACCTGATTTATTTCCACCGTCAGATATAACCAGATCTAATCTACTCGATAAAATCGGAGTAAATACGTGATAGCATGCTAACGCCACAACATTCGGTACTATTGTCACTGGTAAACGTATCACGCTAATTAACAACGCAAAGAATAACATGATCCAAACAGCAGGTAGATTTTTATCCATACCTGTTATATCAGTGCAAAATATCTTTCGATTTTGTGTTAATGCTTTATATCTAATATTTCTCACTTGTTTCGATATCATTGGTCTAGTAAAACCAATTGAATGTCCAAATCCATTATCTTTAATATAGTTTAACACTTTATCAAAAATCATAGTTTCAAACAAAACGATACCAAAACTCATTCCAAATACTAATCTGATCTTTGAATCAATGTTGTAGTTAGCAACTCCTTTCTTCAATTTTGACTTTATTCTATGGAAAACCACAACAGGAAAATTACATAGAAAACGATATTTATTGACTACACCTTTAATTTTAAAAAGATTATCAACTAATTCAAAAGCATTCTTTACACT